AGACAACGTGATTGACACATCACCAGAATCCATTAGACTCTTTGTAATATTAGTACTAGGTGTTGTATGGATCTGGATATTGAATCATCCCCCAAAAGATAATGAACTATAAAGATTCTGGTGTTGACATTGAAGCAGGTAATGCTTTTGTTGAAGAATTGAAAAAGAAAGCACCTGACATTGGTGGTTTCAGTGGTATGTTTGATGTTCCTTATGGATATGAGAAACCTGTTTTAGTTTCTGGTGCTGATGGCGTTGGTACTAAGATAAACATAGCAAGAGTTAATAATGATTATAGTACTATAGGAATTGATCTCGTTGCCATGTGTGTCAACGATGTAATCACTTGTGGTGCTAAACCTTTATACTTCTTAGATTATATTTCTACTGGTAAGATATCTCCTCTTTTGAATGAGATTATGCAAGGTATTATTAGAGGATGTGAGATAGCAGGTTGTAGACTCCTAGGTGGAGAAACTGCTGAACATCCTAGACCTGGACCTCCACCAACATATGCTGATGATCTTGATCTTGCTGGTTTTTGTACAGGTATAGTTGAGAAGTCAGAGATGGTTGATGGTAGTCTTATCAAATCAGGTGATAAGATAATTGGTTTACCTAGTAGTGGAGTGCATAGTAATGGGTATAGTTTGATCAATGATATGTTATGGAGACAAAAGATATATTATAAAGATATGCCTGAGTTACTTACTCCTACTACAATCTATGCGAAACAAATACAACAGTTGATGGATGAGATCCCTATTGTTGGTATGGCACACATCACTGGTGGTGGATTGGAGGAAAATGTATCTAGAATTATTCCTGAAGGGTTAGAATCACAAATTGATTGGGGTTCTTGGGAACGTCCTGATGTTTTCAATAAACTTCAGCAAGCAGGTGAAGTAGGAGAGTATGAAATGAGGAGAGTATTCAATTGTGGTATAGGTTTTTGCCTGATAGTACCACCCGAAATTGACTATGGAATACAGATAGGAGAGGTGGTTGACAAGACCTAAATAGTGGTATATACTATGGTCTGGTGAACAATCTAACAATCCACCTAATACGACAAATATGTCATTTTCAAATCTAAAAAAACAGTCTAGACTAGGCAGTTTAACTTCCAAACTCACCAAAGAGATTGAGAAGATGAACAAAACAACCAGTGGCGGTGCTGATGATCGTCTTTGGAAACTAGAAGTAGACAAAGCAGGTAACGGTTATGCTGTAATCCGTTTTCTTCCTGCACCCGATGGGGAAGAACTACCATGGGCAAAAGTATGGTCACATGCTTTTCAAGGACCAGGTGGTTGGTACATTGAGAACAGCCTCACCACACTAGGTCAAAGTGATCCAGTGTCGGAGTACAATCGTCGCTTATGGAATAGTGGTAGTGACGAAGATAAAGATCAAGCAAGAAAGCAGAAGAGAAAACTCACATATATTGCTAACATATATGTTGTGAAGGATCCTGCAAATCCTGCAAACGATGGTAAAGTATTCTTATATAAGTTTGGTAAGAAGATCTTTGATAAAATTACTGCAGCAATGCAACCTGAGTTTGAGGATGAGGAAGCAATTGATCCATTTGATTTCTGGCAAGGTGCAAACTTCAAGTTGAAGGCAAAGAACGTAGCAGGTTATCGTAACTATGATTCCTCTGAGTTCACTAAGACTGAAGCATTGCTAGATGATGACGATGCATTGGAAACATTGTGGAAGTCTCAGCATTCGCTAGAGGAGTTCACAAAAGCAGATCAGTTCAAATCATTTGCTGATCTTGAGAAGAGATTGAACAATGTATTGAATCCATCAAGTGCTAGAAAGTCACTTGACCCAGAAACGTTTGATGAGCAAGAGGAAGTTACCCTCAAGTCTCGCAAACAAGTAACCGAGGAGGAGCGTGTCGTAAAGACACCTGTGGCAGCAGGTGCAGCACCATCTAATGAAGATGATGATGCATTATCTTACTTCCAGCGTTTAGCAGAAGAATAAATGTATTATTTTGCAGCAGCAAGCCTCGATCTAAACGAGGCATGGAACCTGTCTTGGGGAGAAGGTATTCAATTTATATTGGTACTTGCTTTTGTATATTGGTTGAAGAAAAGAATTGATTTTCACTTCGCTAAGAAACAGTCCAAGATTGTGTATAAAGTGAAAGTTGTAGAAGATTCACACATCAGTGTGGATCATGCACATATTGAAGCAATAGACCATGCTCACATCGATGACATCGGTGAGATACATGGTGATGTTGTTACACATCCGAAGAAGTTTTAGCTCAGGCAAATTCGACTTTTGGATTGAAAAAAAGGCGGAAAAAAACTCCGCCAAAAAATCTCAAAAAGGTTTTTTTGGTGTTATCTTGGGGATAGTATTCTCAAGTTAGCACCTTTTTTCATGCGTCTATTGATATATTGGGAACTATTGGTATATGTCATTATTTCTCTCATATCGGCAAATATGGTTTCTAGGTATTCTGGGCGTATAAGGTATATTGTTCTTTTATCGTCATTTTTATTAATTTCATTTTGATAGTATGAAACGGATGTAACGATATTTGCACCAGATATGGTTTCTACTGCTGCACGTCCTTGTCCATTGTCATATGAATATGATAGGGTAAAATTTTCATCTACATGATGTCCTTCTTCTAATAGAAGTAGATCATTCTTTCCTATTATTTTTTTTGTTTCATAATGATGTATTTCTGATAATTGATCTTGGGCATATTTGTTATCAAGATATCTATTAAGGTCATATTGTGACATTGGCCATTCATCTCGAATATTGATTATATTATTTGCTATTAATACAACCCAATCAAGATTAGAGTCATTATATATTTTCTTTGCAACATTATCTGGTCTATCATCCCCAGTTATAGAGTATTGATCAAATACAGTTGCATTTTGCCAAAAATCCTCACGAATTTTAGCACGTTTGAATAAATTCTTTGATTTTACGAAATCAAAGTTAGAATTTCTATTTTCCGTAAATGACGGTAAAAGAATATCGGGAAAATCGTCGAAATATGCCATTTTAGAAACCTGTATCCTCAATACTTATAGGTTGGAATGGATCTACCTCTGTGTCGAATAAATCTTTGGTTGACCAATCGTCATCAGGAAGAGCTTGCATAAAGGTTTTTGAATCTTTGCGAAGGTCTAATGTTTCTCTGTAATCACTTTCAAATATAGGTGTAAGTTCTGTAAAATTCAGAGTCATTGTACTTCTTATTGGTTGAGATCCTGCTACGGTATCTTCATATGATTGGTAAACATTATCTGGAGCATAGTTTATTTCACATGTTGTAAGTGCACATATTTTATGCATCGGTAAACCTTTTATCCTATCTCTTTCCTTTGTTCTATATCTAATTCTAAAAACATTTGGTGATCCTAAGAATATAAGATTAGATTCATTCTTTTGTGGTGACATACCTTGTTTGAAGAATCTTTGAATTTTTCTTGTAATAGATGCATCTTGCTCATCGTTTGGTGCAAAATTAAATTGGAAACCAAAAGATCTCAATTTAGGTCCATTGAATAGAAGTTCTAAGTTGGGATTTATTGCAACACCTTGTGCTCTTGCTATGAATTGATTTGGGTTTACATTGATACCTAATCGACCTAGTGCATATTGAGAAATAAATGCTGATAAAAGTTGCCCTGCTGGTTGAGTTGTAGCAAATCCACCAGATTTGACTGTATCTAAAAATGAACCAAATTCAGTCATAGCTGTACTAAGACCTTTTCCAATTCCATCATCCATTAATCCAGTTGCTATATTTTGTGCAGCAAAAAATGAAGCAGCTTCAACAGCATTTGCTCTTTCACCACTCCAACTAACTCCATTAGAAAAGTTTAGTTGATTTGGGATAGGCATCTTACAAAGACCTATAAAGTCACGTAAATTACTATTTCTACTAAGACCTGTTGCAATGTTATCTAAACTTGTGCCACCTTCCATTTTTACTATACCATCTTGACCAACTACCTCTGATGGTGCGGTACCTAATAGGTCCCTTTGAGGTGGTTTATATCTAAATTGTTCTATAACAATATGATCTTGACCACTTTGACCACCACCACCATAAACAGCATCATGTGGATATTTCAAACTTACGATTCCGTCAAATCCAAATGATTTTTGGAATTGTTTTGGAACTTCTTTGAATTTATCTTCAATAATAATTGGTGATATATCTGCAGATTTGATTATTAAATCATTGATACCTTTTTTACCATCAGTAGCCGCAAGCATTTGTTCATCTAAATTTCCTGTATTTGTTGTTTGTACTCCAACAATAACATTACCATCAGTTCCAATACCTAAATTGGTTGTTTTACCAATTCCAGTTATATTGTTTATAATATCTATATTTGGATTCTTGCAATCAGTATCCATACCTCTATTTTCAAAGCATATATTATTAATTCCACCTGCTCTATTTTCAATTTCCATTCTTGGTTCTGCTTGCTGAAAAATATTAGCAAGTGCTTCATTATTGTTGTATAATTTTTTAAACATCTCATCTTCATCAAGACCATTAATTCTTGCCCATGTCTTTAGTTCTACCATTTTATTGGTTAGAACTACCACTGTATTTGGATGATTTAGAATTTTGTTATATGCTTCTTTATCTTGATCACTTGCACTTCCATGTCCTTGGTATGTACCTACTGAACTCCAACCATTTGTCCATTCTACTCCAAATCTAGCAACTTGAAATCCGTATTCGGAATTTATCATTCCAAAAGTAGGTGATTCAGGATCTAAGTCTATTTTTCCAGTATATTCATCAGAATCGTTTCCAATTCCATTTAATCCATGAGCATTAGGTACTTTACATCCTCCGAGGTCACACCATTCATTTCCTTTTGGCATTTCCCCACTGTCTATCTCTGCTTGATCTACATGGATGTGGAATTTGCTAGAAGGTTTATAGTCTTTATTTTGTTCTACATAAACTCCCATTATAAGTACCTCCCGATATTGACACTAACATCAACACCACCTAATTCTCTTACAAATTCCTGTGCTGGCAATTGAAATGCCCTTTCCCAGTCTGACATAGGTATATCCAATAAACCAGATCGTACATAAGTATACAGGTATTTATGATATCCCGTGAGGGTTGCTGGATCATCACCTGCATCCAAATATCTCATATATGCCATTCTATTTCCTACTGGTGTGTAGTGTAAGTTAACACCCCAGAATGCATTGCCTTGTTTTGCTACAACATAGCATAATGGGTTCTTATCATAGAATTTTAGTTTTGCTGCATATTTTGCATCATAACGGAATAGTAGTAGTCTACCTGGTGTTACTACCTGTGTTGGTGTAGAGTTTGGTAACCATTGATTAAATGCCAAGTTCTTTCTCCGTTATTACTTGAAATTTCCATTTTCTATCTTTGCAAAATGATTCTGCTGCTTGCCATTTTGCTTGATTTTTCGCAAATTCTACTACTTCGGAGATGTATTTTTTAGTTCTCCTTTTTTGAATTGCTGGACCTTTCACTTGTTTTGCTGGTTTTACTTCTACCAGTCTTTCTTCTAATTTTCCTATTGCATTTCTATATTTTATATAAAAATCAGGAAAATATCTATGCAGTCTATTATCAATAGGTGATTTATATGGTATTATCACTTCTTCACTAGACCATTTTATAACATTGGTGTTTGAGTCACACCATTTCATAAATTTCAATTCCCAAAGGGATCTGTATATCACGTTTGTGGGATCACCTTTGTACTTTTTTGGGTTAGAAGGTCTGAACTTCCCTTTATATGACATACATAGTATATACTGTCCATCTATTTAGATGTCTAATCAACGAGTTTTCGCAAAAGACAGATTTTATTTGAGAACAGAAGAACTGTATAATCTTGGTGGATTTAGAAATGCGGTTCCAGCGTTCAATAATGTATATGATGTTTATATAAATTTCAATGCTTTTGGCGGATCAACACCTAGTCTCATGCAGTTTTTAAAACAGCATGTACTAATACCTAGTAATGATGTAATGAATGAACCTGGTGATAATTTAGCATTATTTTGTTCTGAAGCAGTTTTACCTGGATCTCAGATTCAAACTGCTAGTATTGATGGTTTGAGGCAGGGTATATCTCAGAATTATGCAGTTTTTAGGAGATATCCTGATTTTACACTTACTTTTTATGCACAAAGGGATTATTATACTCAAGAAGTTTTTAATGCTTGGTTAGAATATATTTCTCCTACTCAAGTTCAAGATCAAGTTGCTGGAACTATATACCAACAAAGAAATCGAGATAATGCTTTCAAAAAATTGAAATATCCTAGGTCTTATAAGTGTGAAATGGAGATTACAGCATTTAGTAGTGATATGTTGATGCCAGAGTCACGTCAAAACCCAGAGGATCGTATCGATAAAAGGAATCCTCAGTTTCTTACTTATTTTATGAAGAATTGTTTTCCTGTCAATATTGTTGCTACACCTTTAGCATATGGAAAAGCAGAATTGGTGAAAACTACAGTAAGTTTCAAATATGATTACTTTACTATTGATAGGGGTGCAAGAGTTGCTGATAGTGACAGGCAATTGAGGGAAAAGGTTCAGAATTTAATAAGTCCATTTGCATCTGCTTTATAGCCCTATAAATAAAAGCACTGAAGTAGTTAATTATGCCATTACCAAAGGTTTCGACACCTACGTTTGAACTGAACCTTATTTCAACATCCAAAACAGTAAAATATCGTCCCTTTCTAGTAAAAGAAGAAAAATCTCTTCTCATTGCACTTGAAAGTGGTGATAATAAAGCGATTACAAATACTCTCAAGAGTGTTTTAAAAGCATGTATTGTTAGTAGGGGTGTAAAAATAGATGAGTTACCTATATTTGATCTTGAATTTCTATTTTTGAATATTCGAGGCAAATCTGTTGGCGAATCTGTTGAATTGCTTATTACTTGTGATGATGATGGAGAAACTAAAGTTCCATTGACATTGAATATGAGTGACATCAAACTTGATGTTCCTGATGATCATAATGATACTGTTGATTTAGGGGATAATTTATTCCTCAAACTTAAGTATCCATCTATGTCTCAATTTTTAGAAAATAATTTTTTAGTATCAAAAGAAAATGACGATCAATCAATAAACAAAGCATTTGATGCAATAGTTGATTGTATTGATCAAGTTTATAATAAAGATGAAGCATGGTCTTCTTCTGATTGTACGAAAAAAGAATTGTTAGACTTTATTGAACAATTGAATTCTTCTCAATTCAAAAAGATAGAGGAGTTTTTTACTACAATGCCAAGATTAGTTTATAAAACTACTGTAACTAATCCAAATACAAAAGTAGATAATGAGATTGTAATTGAGGGTTTATCAAATTTTTTCGCATAATGATGTATCATGAAAGTCTATCATCCTATTATGAGAACACTTTCGCATTACTTCAATATCATAATTGGAGTATAACTGAGATAGAAAACATGATACCGTGGGAGAAACAGACGTATATTAAGATGCTTGAAAATTATCTTGAAAAGAAAAAGTTAGAATCCGAACAAAGAACGAATGGTTGACACCTTCAACGATGGATATGTAATGAGAGCAGGGATGTTAATTCCTGCAGGGATGCCTGGTGTTCAGCCGCAATCAAATTTTATACCTAAACCACAAGGGAAAACACCTGATCCTAATTTCAAGGGTGTGAAGCCAATGGCACGTAGAATGTCAATGGCATATGATAAATTAACATCTAGAATAGCACAGGAAAAGGAAAAGGGTTTAGAACCTAAAACTGCACAAGCATTAGGTAAACTGTTATTAGAAATTGAAATAGTTAATAGTAATTTACAAAATATATCAGCGAGTGTAAGGAATCAAACTAAAGCACAAAGGCAATTAAATGATGAAGAGAAGAAATTATTAGAAGAAGAGGAAGATAGTCTTTTAGGATTACGTGCAGGGTTCAAAGACCTAAGAACCAAAATTGGTGGACTTAGTGCATTATTAGCAGGTAAACAATTTCTTGAAGGTAATTTCAAAGCTGGTGCTGAGAGTGCAGCATTAGCAGTAACTTCATTCCTACCAGAAATTATTAATGTAGTTAGTGGTGTAGTTTTAGGAAGAGTTCTTGGAGGAAGAGGTGGTGCAAGAACGATAGCAGGTGGACCTGCTGGTCGTGGACGTGGAGGATTATTAGCTGCTCTTTTATTAGGTGGAGGTTTAGTTGCAGGTGGTCAAGCAATGGCTAATCCTGGTGGTAACGCAGATCAAAGAAGAACACAATTTGTAGATTCTGGTGGTTCATTGACAGCGAAAGATGTAAACAGATTTAGAAGTGTAACAGCAAGATTTAATAATATATTAACTGCACAAAGGAAGGGTTTTGATGCTACTAAGAAAGATGATCTAAAGGCTGCAGCACCACCAGAATTGGAGATTCCAAAGGGACCTGTGGAGTATGCTGGTGATATTCTTACTAATTTGGGAATTGATCGGAAATTGCTTGAAGGAGATGCTTTTGTTGAGAAGCAAGTAGAGGCAGCTGGAGTAGAAAATGATATTGAAGTAGTAGAGGCTCCTGCTATTGAGGGTTTTTCTTTAGATTTACCTGATGATAATTTTGCTCCAATTAATTTTACATCTGGAGGTGGACAACCTAATATTATAAATGTTCCTGGTAAAACTATTACACCTCAAACTTCTGTTTCTCGATCTGGTCCAACAAGTTCTAATATTAGTCTAAACTCTGAATTTAGTGATCATAGTAAGATACCTTATCGTTTGATATATGGAGGATCTTATAGATGAGTATAACAGCAATTTTAGGTAGGAAAGGATCACTTTTAAAAACAGCTCAGAATCTTAGTGCTGTATTTAAACTAAGTGGAATAAGAAATATTCTTGCCCAGAAAGAGTTATTAGAAAAACGTAAAAAGAACGCTAAATTAAGAGTACTTGCATTGAAAAGTGCAGGTGATGCTATAAATCAAAAAAATGAAACTGGTATAAAAGATTCTCTTTTATTAGGTGGTACTGCATTAGGTGGTGGTCTTGGTGGAGGTAGAACTAGTGGTATACGTGGTGGAAATATTAGAGGACCGAGACCATTTTTACAACGAAATAGAGGAATTACTCGTGGAAATAGACTAAGTAGATTTAGATCTCCTTTCAATAGAGCTAGAGTAACTTCTAGTGGTGGAAGACTAGGTGGTTTAGGTAGGAATCTAAAGGGATTGAAAGGAGTAGGTAGAGTTGGACCACTCAATGTACTTTTCACTGGAGCAGATTTTCTTGGTAGAAAATCATCTGGACAAACTAATTTTCA